AACCTTTTTAATGATTGATTTAGTTTTGGCTTTTTTAGCCATTACAACCCACCCACCATTTTAACTAATGCTACTCTAACTTCTACTTCTGCGCCATTAGCGTCGTATTTGATGCCGGTTAAAACACCACTTGAATAAGCTCCAAGAGTTTCTGTGTTACCAGCACCCGCTTCATTCGCTAAACCTGTAGTGTCATTGATATGAACAACCCCACCTTGAGTAGGAGTAAAACCATCTGTTAGTGCAACTGGTACACCAAGCCCGGCTTCGCATCTTGTTGAGTAACCAGCGTCACCCATGTTTTTTCCAAGTGAAACGCCCATGTCATTACCAGGACCAACAATCAAAACACCGCCTGAGTTTCTACTGCAAACAACTCCGGGTTCAATAGTGCCCTTGTAGGATTTTGAAACCTTCCAGCTTTGCTCTGTACTTCCTAGAAGAACTTTACTTGGATCATGCATATTTTTTATCCCCCGATATATTTTTTATTAGATTTTTCAATCATCATCTTACGATAGGTTTCTTGTACACCGGTCGGTGATCCATGACCCTTGTTTACTGCCTTAGCTTTTTTGATCTCTTTAAGCATCTTAAAACTAGGCTCAAACAATGAATCATAAACTTTGCCCACTCGCTGTTCTCTTTCAGTTTTGGTCAGTTTCTTAAATTGTTCAAGCTCTATCTTTTGTGAGTCTGTTAAAAGGTCTAGATTTTCTTTAACTGCAAAGAATTCGCCTACGATGCCATCCTTAATCGCGCTAGCCTTTTGGGTTTGAGAGCCATAGTTTTCTTTGTTGGCCTCATCAAAAATACCCTTGATAGTCTCTGGAAGTAGCGTGTCATTTTCCTTTAACCAGTCTTGTGCCTTGTAATTAAAGGCTATAGCAGCTTCAAGTTTTGACGAGTGATCCTTTTCAGACTCAATTTTTTCTCTTTCTATTCTAGCCTTTAAAGCCAAGTCACCCTCTATTTGTTGGGGTGGGGATGTTTCTTTAAGCTTAGAAATTTCTGCTTTTAACTGTTCGATAGTCTGGTCTTTATCATCTTCGCCCTTTTGGGGTGGGGGTGCATCACCATTAGGTGGCACATCGGCATCAGGGGGTGCATCAAACAGTAGGTTTTGTTTTAGTAAAATTTTCATCCATGCTTTCATATTTATTGACTCCTTTAGTCTAGTTTTAATTTTTCATCTTTAACTAATAATCTCATACCACATTGGCACCCATGCCTGTCCCCTGGTTTTTCCCCTTTTCCTAAAGTATATACTTTCCCATACTTTAGCTGATGTAGAGGATCGGGCTCATCTGCATTGGAAGGGAGCCACTCATATTCAGCGCCTCTATATTTTTTTTCTATTTCATTTGCAACTTGAAACACAACCGCATTTTGAATTCTTGCAATTAAAAGCTTAGGTTTTTTAACAATGTCTTTTGCAGTCTCTTTAGTTTCTTTATTAGCAATTCTTTTTTTGTAATCTTTAATAGTTTTAATGGCAACTTCAGCTATTTTTTCATCGTCAATAAAATCAAAGGACTTAACAAAAGCAAGTGCCGTTTTTTTTAAACTTGCTTTTTGAGTTAGCATCTTCTCAATTTTAGATCCCGGCGCTATTTGTTTTAAGATCTTTTCAGGCTCATAAACAATCGACACTTAGGATTCCTGTATATTAAACGCACGTCTTATTATGACTCTTTTTTCATCCTCACTCAAATAACCAGACTCATCTAAGTTAAAGGTTTGTAGAAGTTGAGTCGCACCATCGTTAGCGTTTTTTACAGGCTCTTCAAAGCTTGTTTTAATATCAAAAAGATTTTCAATGATAGGCTTAAACAAAGTAATGTAGTGAAGTCTTAGACCTCTATGTAAAGCTCTAGCATCCCCATCCCCTGTATCAGTTAACCCACCCGGAGAGAGCTCCCCTGTTATATAGCTCATTGGGAGTCTTGTTTTTAAGCTTTTCTTTTTATCAACTGTTTCGAATGTTTTTAATATAGGATCTAAAACCGGCACCCCACTTGTTAGAGTATCTTCAGAATCTTTTATGATGTCATGGCCTTTTCTTAAACCGTCTACTATGTCTTTGCCTTGCTTAAAAGCAATGCTTGAATCGGACAAAGAAACGTTCGCCCTCATTCCTTTAATGCCCACTTGTAAAGCTTTTGAAAAGTTAAGATCCTTGTCGAGTTTAGATAAAGCAGTGTACTCCATAGAGGAGTAGACCTTTAAAAGCTCTGTTACTTTGTACTCTTTAAAGTTTACATAAACAGCGTTTTTTACAGGGGGCGATGTGGGATCTTTATAGCTTTCTCTAATTCTTGACTGCTCCTCTGGAGTCGCTTGTCGAACAACTACAGTGCTATCAAAGACCAGAAAAAGCTCAGTTCTTAAATACATTGATTCAGCTATTAGAGTTAGCGCATCAATTTTTACTTCATTCGCTAAGTAACTTTTAACCAGCATTGAGGATTTATCATCGTCTAAGCCTTGAGTCATACTCAAAACATCAGTGAGTATCATCTTATAAAAAGAGATCATGTCTAGTTTAACATACTCGTTTCTAGATATAGCAAACTCAAACACTTCACCCACGTCTACTTTTGTAGTTGATCTACCAACGTTAAATCCAATGGATTCTAAAAGTCCCATTTACTTCCCCCCCTTAATTAAACCTATCCACTCAAGACACCTTGCAAGTGAGTCGGGCGCATCATCATAATCTGCATTCATTTCGTAGTTTTCCACTTGTCTAATGTACTCACTGTCAGACTCATTAGACAAGTGTATCATGTGAGCATAAGAACCTGTTGCAACAATTGTTGAGTGCTTGTTTGAAGTCGAGTGCTTTCCAACTACCCCCACCCCATCAAGGACCTGTCTTAACTGCTCAATAGGTTGACTCCCTGTCGCATTAGTTTCAAAGCAAACCCTCGAAACTGATTTTTCTTTAACAACATTTTCAATGTCATCAATGCAATGATACCAAGCTCTTTTCCATACTTTTCCATAAACACATATTCCATCCATATAAGATCTAAGAACACTGATAGCAGTGTAGTCACCCCCATCAGACGGATCGATAAAAGCAACTGTTTGACCCGGTGGCATGTCTGGAATTTTATTAAGCCCTGAAAATATAGTCTCGCCTTCTTTTGGTATAAAAAGCCTATAAGACATGTCTATTGATCTTCTAGAAACACCGGCCGCTTCCATGGCCTCAAGGTCAGCATCAAGCTCTGGTATAGTTCCATGTGGAACTTTCATAACTCTGAGATTGTCTTCTAGCTCACTGTATAGATCTTGAGGGTGAACGTACTGTCCTATCAAGCATATATTTGAAGTTAGCTTATAAGCTTCCTCATACGCTTTTTTTGCCTGGGATCTTTTAGCGGCACTCGTGTCTTTTTCTGTTACAGGATCATCCATTATGATTCTTTTAGGATGCCTACCTCTCATTGATGAGCCTATGGTCATAGCCTCTACGGAGTGATCCTTTCCAACAAGGCCCTCAATTCTTAAAACCTCGCTAGTATCTTTTGATAGCCTAACGCTATTGGCTTTTAAGAAGTGGGCAATCTCTCCAACTAAAGCTTTGTTCCTTTTTTGTGAGTCGGTCATGATTAGGTTTGTTGTGTTGGTGCCGTTTAAGTATATGTCATACGCCACACCGGCTATGGTTGTATAATCAGTTTTTCCAACGCCTCTAGCGCCAATTAGTTCCCTAGGCTCTGTCACATCAAAAACAAACTCTCTCATTTCTTTTTGCTTATAGTAAGGAATTGGATAACCGGCATTTGCACAAAACTCTGAGAAAGTTCTAACTTCCTCTAAATGAGAATCTTTCTCAACTACAGGTTCTTGCTTTTTGTTCGGGTTCTCTGTTGGACATAGGACTTTGTGTAAGTATATTGAGGCTGTGACTGCACCGGGGTGGTTAGACTCGGCTAGCCTAAATAGGTTTTTTCTAGCCCTAACCTTTCCAGTTAGTCTTTTTTGTGCAGAAAACACCCCAAGTTCATGACCTAAGTCCTCACGACAGTACCTCTCAAGGCTCTTGATGCTTATGCCATAGAACGCTGCAATCTCTTCTTGAGAGTTTTGCATGTTAAATAGTTCTTTAACCTTGTCCCAATCTAAATGAGTTTTTCTCCAGCCCTTTGCCATGGAAAGACTATATCACAAAGTTTATTTATTTTTTAAAGTAGTTTTTTAGACTTTTGTTTAGGTTTTTTTTTTGGGGGGGGAAGTAGTGCGAAAACTACCATATCTTTAGGCAGTGAATACACATAACCAATTGTAAATTCTAAAGGCTCCCTGTCAGTATATCCAATTTGTATTTCAAGATCCCATGAATTAAAAGGCTCCGGAACGTACTCTCTTAAGACAACTGTATCACCGGGCTGAAAACCTCTGTCATTATATCTAACTTCAAAGTTTTTAACGCCCTCTAAAATTCTTTCATAATATTTTGGAACAATTTTTAATTCATGAATCATTTAATGAACCCTCCAAGACAAGTAACAATAAACCTTTGGCTTGTTGGTATTTTTTTTGAAACAATAAGCATGTCAACTGCAAGCTCAGCTGTAAAAGCTATTACATAGTAATCTTTTGAATCAACTGTTATTTTATAAAGTAAATTATTATTCATTTTCTAATCCTTCAATTTTGTAAATTATTTGATCAACCCAATCATGCTGCTTTAAAGAAAGACTTAAAATATCTTTATCTTTATTTTCATTTACAAATTTATAAGCTCTATGAAAATAAGTATCACTTGAGCTGTATTTTTTATCTATAAGCTTTATCCAAACAGCAACTGTCATATACTCTTTTAAAGTCAAAAAAACCCCCATTTTTTAAACTAAAATTTAAATCATTCTACCCTGACATTGACCTTGACCTTGGCATTGACCCGGACCTTGAGTTTGACCTTGGCCATGACCCTGACCTTAACCTTGGCATTGACCCTGACCCTGACCATAACCTTGGCATTGACCCTGACCATGACCATGACCATAACCCTGACCATGACCATGACCTTGGCATTGACCCTGACCATGACCGTCTAGTAGATCTTAACCTTTCACTCTTAATATTAATCATTTTTACTAAGCCCGAATGACTCAATTAAACCAGTGTTAACATACCAAACATCAGTGTTTAGTTTTTGAATGTCTGAGTAGGTTTTACTCTCCCAATCACCGGTATCATAAACGATACTAGGATCTTCAAGCTTTACACAAGTTGAGTTAACACCTACAAGTTTTCCCTCGTAGAAATAACCAGCGCTCACTAATAAAACTCTTTTTCCGAGTAAACCCTCTAAACCTTCTTTACTGTTTTCCTCAACTAGTACTTTCATTTTTTTTTCTCCTGATGTGAAAACTTATCCATATAGTAAATGGCAGTCCCCATAAATAAAAACACCGACATTGTAAATAAGATCTCTAATATAAAAACTAGGTAGCTTATAAAAACATCCATGATCATCCCCCCCCAACACTGTGCTTTGTTTTATCACTTTTTCCCATACTGACCTTGCAATCTATTTATTTGATCTTGAACAGTCTCTTGATTTTCTTCTTCTGGGGGTGGCGTAAATTCAGAAAATTGATCATCGTTATTTGAGGGAGTTTTTAAATGAATTATGTTTTCAACATGATCTAAGGTGTCGATGTACATAAGGTTAGCTTTTGCTTTTGGATTTTTTTGAACCTCACCATTAATCCAAGATTTTATTTTAAACAAAGTTTTAATGTCCATGTCTATAATACTAGATCCTTTGGCTGTACCAAATGGAAGTTTGAAGTCATTAGAGTTACCGACAAAAGGTTTATAAGCCGGAGTTTGTGGAGGGGCTTTGTGACTGTAGTCCTTAGATGATGCATTGCCATCATCATCCTCATCACCCGATAGACCTAGTATTGCTTGTGCCGCATATCTCTTCGCGTAGGTTGTGGCTGATCCAAGCCCTTGCATATTTTTCTTATCTACCATCAACTCTATAGAGGATTGAATCCACTCGCCAGACTCATGTATCAATCTAGACAGGACATAGTATCTAGAATCTAGACTTTCAACCGATTGAATTAGACCTAAGCCATGCTTAGAAAGTATAGGTCTGACATGTTCTTGAGTCCCTGTGAGACTTACATACTTGTTTCCGAAGTGAGGATTCTTAGCATCAAATGGAATTGCTGAGAAATCCCCTTGTGCTTTGATTAATGACTTATAAATTTCTTGAATTGAAGCTGATGATTCCATGCTTTCTCCTTTGAATGACGACCTGTTTGATATGTATTGAATTTATAATACGATGTCAAACTCTTTAAGGTCGCCACCTTGGGGGAGAACAATTATCATTTTAAAACAAGAAGTCTTAGAACAAACTCCCCCAAAGGAGCTGCAATCAAGTTGGATTAGAACTAAAAAGATTGCAATCATTATTTATATTTTTTCTAAACTACCTACAATTTGAAATATTATTTAAGCACCAAGTCTTTAAATTCAGAAACATATAAAGTAGTACCCTCTACATTTTTTAAAACAGTAAAGCCTACATCAAGAGAACCAATGTCTTTTTTAAGGTCTGAATCTGATCTAGATTTCAAAGTTCTACCATCATTACATCTTATTATATACTTTGATTGATTGTTTGAACGTCTTTTAATTATTTTATTTTTTGTCATATCTGCACCTCAAAAATAAGTATGCACAATCGGTGCCATCTGTATTGGTATTGAGGACAATGTGAGTTTAAAATATCGTATAACTTTTAGACATTGTTTATAAGTTAAACACTTTAATTAAATGAAGTTAAAAGTTTTAATAGCCTAAATTTTACAGGCTCGATCAGCTTGCTGATGAGCAGTCCAAGCGTTAGCGCGGCAGTTCCAAAGGCAAGGAATCTGTAGTTAAAAACCCAGACTTGAGGGCTTAAGTTAGTATTAGGGGTGCTTAAGGATTAGCAGTCAATCTGATTTTTCTGAGCACACCAATAAATACTCAGATATTTTTAATTAGGATTAGATCTCAATTAGGATGCTTATTTTGTAGACTCACTTGGCTGTACCTGATCAAGTACTATTGTAAGATTTCTTACTTTTTGTATCGATATAAGATGTTTTCAATAGTGTATTGTATTGATACTAGGCTATTGTTTTTGCTTAAAAAATGTGCTACTGTATATGTGTAACTAAGGAGAAAAAATGCAGTTAAACAAAAAAGGTTATAAAACTTTAAAAACACAGCTTGAAAAAAAGCTTGGAAGTAAATTTTACCCTGGCACCCTTTATGCCTGGGGAGAAGAGGTGGAAAGAGCTATTGGTGAAGGTCAAACTATTGAAAACAGCATTGAACTTAAAATAAATCAAACACCTATATTTTTTTCTTTCGATCTGGGCCATTTCTACCCAGCAGATGAAGAGGATTAATTTTCTTAAAAATTATATAATAAAATTAAATAAGTTTTGATCTTCTTGGTTGCACTTTAAGATCAATCTAGGCCCTTAATTAAATTTAGGGGCCTTTTTTTTAAGCATAACTAGACTACACACTTTGCTAGACCTGAATAAAACTCCAGTCCGAAGAATACCTCATCCAAATATATCATTTTTGTGTAAGACATACATACCCTTAGTTAAACAACAGTAGCGTTTTCGCTTACGTCTTCACCGTTTATTATTCTATTAGCTAAATCCCAAAGCTCATTTTCCATATCTAAAGTTATGGGAACGTGCTTACTAGATCTTCTAAACATAGAGTGACCTGAATTTGAACCCTTGTTCATTTTATATGTAGATATATTTACCGAGTCATTTTGGTTGCCACCTAAACAGTAGTAACTGCTTTTTGAAGGACTTGTCCAGCCTAGGAAAAACCCTACATGACCAAAGCCTGAGTTTATTCCAGATCTATACCTTGTAACTATGTCCCCAGGAAGTGGGTTAGTTACTTTTTTTCCCCACTTCTCGTAAGATCTAGCCATTAAACTATTAGTAGAACCAATGTTTTCTAAAGGATTAGTTCCAATGATTCCAGGGGCAGTCTCTAAGACGTAAGCAACAAGGCCAGCACACCAAGGGGTGTTGTCTTTTAAGCCTGAGTTTTTGTTATCCCCTCTTGCCCCATGGTCAAGGTATTTTTCAACTTTTGGATTAGACCCATTTCCCCACTCTAAAACACCTAGCTCTTTAGCTGCGTTTATAAGTATAGCTTTGTTTCTATATGTTTTAGTTGTTACTGCGTCTTTAACAACCTCAATAGGTTTTAACAAAGCGTCTAATATTTTTAATAAGATTTCAATTATTTGTTTCATTTATTTTCTCATTTCTTTTTCTAGTATATAAAAAACTTTTCTTAAGTACGCGTTTAGATTTTCATAATCTTTATTAGGAGTGCAGACCATATTTTTTGCCGACTCTGAATTCCAAGGTATTTCAAATTCAGTACCATTTGCACCAATCATGTGAAACACTGGAGATTTTGCATGGTCTAGTTTTTCGTTTTTAGAGTAGTTATCATAAACCCCTATTCTAATTTCTGGTGCTTTAGGAAGGATTGTACATCCGCTAAAGATTAAGCCTAGCGCGCTCTTGATAAATACGTCTCGCATGAGCCTTAACCTCCTCCGGTGTAGTTGCAGACTCCATTGCCGAAATGTTTTCCATAGCAATGGAGTCAAATTCTTTAAATTTCTCGTTTTCTAAATAACTTTCTTTTAACCATTTTTTTAACTCATTAAATTCTTGTTGAATAATAGGTCTTAAAATTGAGGATAAAAGACTAGTTAGAAAATTCACTTAGCCAACTTCGCCATCTATTTTATCAATCTGTTTTAGCACTTCTGTTTTTAGAAGTGGAAAGATTGTTGCAACTAAATTGTCGTAAGGGGTTGTGGATTTAGTAGCACTTTCACTAACCCAATCCAAAACTTCATCTAGCGCAATTATAGCCGCTTCCTCAGTTAAATCTAAACCTCTAACTTTTAACTTATCAGTTAGTAGCTTTACATTATATGCTTCTTTTAATTCCATTTAATACCCCTTTTTGGTTATTGTGCTTTTTTAAGCCTTATTAAATCAGTTTTTAAATCAATTATTTGTAAATCAATTTTTTTAAATCTTTCATTGATAAAATCAACATGTCTGTTTTGATCATCCCTAGTGAAAATCTCTCTGGTACTTTTTGTGATTAGCTCAAAGATTTTATCCTGTTTGGTTTGAAAAGCTTCAAACTTTTTTTCAGCACTTGATTGTTCTTTCTCTCTTCTTTTTTCACTACGAATTAACATATCAGTGAGGTTTTTAATTTGCTCGATTGCAAGTTTTCCCTCTGCTCGCATAGTTTTGTTGTTAGCGTTCATCTCTGTTTGCATAGCTTTGTTGTTCATGTTCATTGAATTCATCACTAAACTAATTATGATCGTAGCTAAACCACCACCTATGGAAGCGCCCGCTCCTAAATTTTTAACATCCCAGTTTTTTCTTTCTTCAGACACTTAAGTTTTCCACCTTCCTATTGCATTCCATGAAATTACATGCGTAGCCGAACCTACTGATGTCGGAGACCATAGGCATGTTGGACATGTTGTTGTCGTAGGTGTTGCACCTGTTGCCCAAAACTCTCTGTCGTCTATAGACCCTGAATTACTTTTATAGTTTACAAAAACTTCTGGAACTGAGTTAAACTCTTCTGGAAAAGTAATCGTGCTTCCATATCTGATAAAAAGAGAACCTCTAGATATGTTTACGCCTTGAGTTGTTTCAACTTCCCCCCATTGTAGCATTGTTCCATCCTCAAACTTTATATATCTACCGTTGGTATCCGAACCGCTTTCAGTTATATTGCCGGCACCTATGCCAAGTTTAGGCCCGGTAACTGCTCCATTTAATATTCTAATTGTAGTAACCCAGTCATTGCTTTGTATCTCTTGGTTTATAAAAGATTTAAGCTGAGCTAAAGTAAACCTATATGTTTGAATAGTATCATCACCGACTAGGTTTACATCATCATCTAAGGTTGATATTAATTGAAGGTCTGTAATTTTTTTATTACTCAAAATATAACTCCTAAGCTTTGTTATTAAACATGATCATTGTCCAGTATGCGTTTTTAAAAAACGCTTGACCAGAATTTCTTTTAGCAACTTTTAAACTAAAACTTTTAATACCAGAGCCAACATTGTTTAAAGTAAAAAACTCACTCTTTGAAAAAGTCCCACTCATGCCTAAATTAGAAGGTGTTGTCCCAACAAGGCTAACAGTTCTCACATTGTCCGCGGGGGTATCATTGTTGATTGAAAACTTAACGTCTATAGCTCCAGGACCTATCACTTCTAAATCAGCTCCGAAAGTAACTAAAAAACCCCACTCTTGTGTAACTCCGAATTGATCACCGGTACCGGCAGCTATGTTAACACCCCCTTGAGTGCCGGCTGCTATTAAAAAGTTATCCTCTAAAGGACCCAACCAACCTGTTAAACCTTTTCTTTCTTGAAAGTTATCCTTTAAATTTAGCTGTGAAAACCCTACTGAATTTTGATTCATTCGATCTCTTGTGACCCACTTGTCAGCTTCAATTAAATCAATTCTTTCATTCACTTCTTTATTTATAAAGGCTTTTAGTTGAGCTGTAGTTAGTCTATAGGTTTGAATAGTATCATCACCTATTAAGTTCACCCCACTACTAACCTCATCAATTAGTTGTAATTCATTAATAGTTTTATTAGACACTAAACACCCCCACCTATAGTTAAATCTATGTCAGTCCATACGCCTTGAGGCACTAACTCATTAAGCATTATCTCTACTTCACTTTGAGAAGAAAGCCCTCTGATAAAGTTAACAACAATATTGTTATCATTGTGATCGACTAAGGGCTCAAACACATAGGCATCAGAAACAATTTTTCTAGCTGCCAAGTTAAAAGTTAAAAGGCCTTGAGCTTCAATTACTATTCCAAGTTTTCCGGGTGCGGGTACTGTGAATGTCACATCCACATCAGGGCCAAAAATTGCTTTGAAAACTGTTAAGTAGCCTTCAAATGATCCGGCTTCTAAAAATATATTAAAGATTGCATTAAAGGAGTCTTTAAAAACATCTAAAGGTATAGCATTTGATAAAGGGGCTATCTTAGACTTGTGAATTATTTCACCAAGGAGTTTGTTTTCATAACAGTCATTAAAAAACGATGTCTTTTCAGTCTCTATTTGATCAAATAAATTAGAGCCCACATTAAAGTACTTGTTTTCTAAATCATCACCTTTAAAAAACTCAGGCATTTTAAGTCTCCACTAAAGTTATATCATCAAGACCGAATGTAAAAAGATCTTCAAAAGTTGCATCGTAAATATCATCTGACCAAGTTGCCCCATCATCATCACTCCACTCTAACTTTATATCTCCAGCCCATGGCGCATCATCGTCAATGTCAAAGTATTTTTTAGGCTCAAAGTCCAAGCCAAGCCTGTATCTAGCATTGATGTTTTCTATAAGTTTAAACTTTGTATCATCAGGATCGCCGATTAAATTAAGATTGTTTTTACTTGTTTCAATTGTAAGCCTTAATAAAACTGGTATCTTGTTTGGCAAATGAAACTTAAAATCAAAACTTTGCCCGTTAGATAAAACAATAGTTTCACTTTCATCACCTTGAGTAACACACCCGGCTACTGTTATTTGAGAAATCAGAGTGGCGATCTCAGTTTTTACAGTAGCATAATCATCCGCTGAATCGTCCACATCAATACATATATTAATTTTTCCGGCATCAGCTTCTATAATTTTTTTAACACTAGCGGTGTATCCTAAAACCTTAAGCCTATCTATGATTCCTGTATTTGTGTTTACAGGTCTTGATATTCTTTCATTTGTTGAAGCTATATAGTCTTGAAGTTTGATAAAAATCTCAGCAGTTAAAACCTCATTGTCTTGAACCTTTTGTGCTAAAGCGTAGAAGTACTTATAAAAGTTAGTGCCTTCAAAGTTTTCTGATGTGTATGTGGTGCCAAACTGTTCATTTATTTTAACTCTTAAAGCGCCCATTATTGTTTGAAAGTCACTTGGCAAGTATCCGTTTTCCTGTGAATAGCTCATTGTTACCTCACTAATAAATCAGAAGAGGTTTCCTGATCTTTTATGTTCATTGTAAATTTTTGATAAAGACTTTCAACCTCTGTTATAATTGATATAACACTAATGCCTCTCTCACTTAAAACCTCTACCAAATACCCTCTAAAACTTTCGTTCTGGATCTCTAAATCCTCTCGCAAAAAGTAATCAAAATCTATACCTAATTCGGGAGCAAAGTTTAAACTGTTAAGCTGTACACTCAAAAGATTTGCAGCTCTTGTTGTGTCTGTAAAAACAACTCCCTGGTCCAGGCCTTCCTCACTCGGTGCCACAATGTCAATCATATTAAAGCATCCTTTAGATCATCAATCTTTCCTCTGATGTTATTTATATTATTAATGTTTAAAGTTAAAAGCGGTGGGCCCGGTACAGCTCCCGATGCGCCTACCAGATAGCCGGCATTATCAAGCTTATCAAGTGAGGTTGAGATCTCAGACAATCCTTTTGAAACCTCTATTAGAGCTTTCTTAATGTCTTTAGCAGAGCTTGCAAGATAAAAAATAAGCTCTTTATCTAAAACTAAAACACCTTCACTCTCAGCGTTTCCTTCACTTAAGATGTCGACATCAGATACAACCTTATCGCTGTAGATAACCTCTCCCTTAGAGCTTAGCCTTGCTTTTAAACACCTAGACAAAATCAACCTCGCTATATGTGAAACTGTTAGTTAGCCTTGAGACATGACAAGTGTAGCCTATCACCTTTTTGCCCCCTTGAGTAAAAGAGCCCGGCAAGACAAGACCCTTTGAAACATACCTGTCACCGCTTAACATTAAGTCATTAAAACTTGTGACAGAATTCCTGTCTTTTATTAAATCACTTGTAAAATCAAAAACAAAATCATTTGACCTAAACACTTCCCCCATCTTGCCTTGATAGTTTTTTTTACTAACAGCATTTAAATAAGGAAGTCCTTTTATGCTAAAATCCTCAGCATCTTTTAAGGCATCAAAAACAAAGTAGTTATTTTTCTTAAATAAACTAAAACCAGACCTTAGTATAAAGTTACTAATTTGACCCACATCAGTCTCATAAAAAGTATAGAAACCATGCTCACAGTTAACTATCATCTCTAAATCCTAAGAAAACATTCCCACTTGAATTTTTAAATATAGCCTTATCGTTAAAGTAAAATGGGTTTTTATTGTTTAGTGACAAAGGAAGGTAGGTGTCCTCATAGGTTATGCCTAAGAGTTTTTTCTTAGTCACAAGGATTCTTCTCAAACCTAATCCTTCTAAATTTAGAGTGTAGGTTTTTCCGTTGTAATCAACGTTATTAAAATCAGCTTCATTAAAAATTCGATACCAAAAATAATTCATAACACGTCTAAGTTTTCTTCTCTAGTAACAAAGGGATTTGTAGGAGACCCTTGAGGCCTAGGCTTTCCCTTGTTTAGTATAAGCTGAATGTTTACAAGCTCACTATCAGCGTTTTGATTTACTCTATAGCTTTGTATTCTTCCTCTGAAAACAGTAGTAGAACCGTTGAGATAGCTTATAGTATAAAGGTTGTTTCTTAGTTTTAAAAAAGCCTGGTCTATAAGGCTATTCAAAAGATTTAAACCGATTGAATTTTTGTTGGCCTGTATGTTTATAGACACAGAAGTTGTCACACCTTTTTGAGTCACCAAGGGCTCTTTAGTTGAGTCGCTTGATTCTTCAATGTCTGTTTCAATGTCTAGGTTTTTATCTTCACTGTCTATAAAAAGACCTGTTAAATTTTCGCTTAAATAAATTGGTATAGGGGGCTCCTCTACCAAGGTGGGGATGTCAGAGACAATTGGTATGTTTTTGATGTTATCACTAACGCCGCTTATTAAAGTTTTGAATTGAAAAATCAATACAGGATCTAAACCGTTAAGCACTACTTCCCCCCCCACTTAAACAAACCCTTAAACCAAGAGCTTGATCTTGTCTCGTCTATAAAGCCGCCAACTTTTTTTATCCAAGGTGTAGCCATACCTATAAACTCACCAAGCTTAGCAACCATACCCTCAACTGCAATGAAAATGTTATCAACTGTGTTGGTTAGATTTTGAAGGTTTTGGTAGCTTTTAAACCTTTCATTTTCCCGCTTTAAATCAAGAGCTGCTTTGTCTTCTCTACTTCTTATAATACCTTCGTTTAAAACCCTGGCCTTATCGATAATATCACGAGTTTGTCGGCCGGCTTTTAGAGCATCAGACATGTTAGAAAGAGCTGCTATCTTTTCAATGCTTTTATCTAAAGCCTCAAAGCTAACTTTGTCTAAGCCGCTTTGTTTCATTATTTGCCCAACATCAATTTGATAAGCTTCAGCTAACGCCTTCACCCCCTCATCACCAAAAACTCTTTTAGTGACAAGGTTTTTATCATCATCGTTAGCAGACTTCATTGACTGTATGAAAGAAAAGAAAGCATCAGAAACATCACCAAACTCAGTGAAGTCCTTTAGACCCATTGACCCCGGTGTCTTTCTTTCTTCTGCTAGACCCAATTGAAACTTTGTCAGTATATCTAAAAGCTTGTCTTGAGTGAGACCTGTTCCTGTGCCGACAATAGCTTGTAGCTTTTGAAGCTTCCCAGCTGTCGTATTTAACTGAGCTGCAAAGGTTGAGATTGAATCATTACTTTGCAATGTTCTTTCCAGTGCTTCATTCACTTCTTTTATTGGTGATAAAAGCTTATCAACAAAAGCAAGGGCGGCTCCTATGAAAGCACCCCCTTTAAAAATTTTAGCAAAACCTTTACTAAAACCATTAGCAACTCTTTTAAACCTTTGAGATAAAGACCTCTCCATTTTGTCTAAACCGCGCTTGTCTATTTTGGGGGTGACTTTCATTACACTTTTAAACATTATGTTAAAGCCCCTTCCATCGCGTCGCTGCAATATGTTTCATAAAAAGAAATGTTTAAACAATCTTCTAAACTTAAATTAGGCCTTTTGGAAAAAACAGATCTTGGATCAACTGACCAATTTTTTAGTTTTTTTTTTCAGAATCACTTATGAGATCAATCTTAAACTTTGATATCTCCATACAAACAGCGACTATCATCTCAACAATCTTATTAGGCTCAAGATTTCTTAAGTTCTCTTTAGTGTACGGAACCCCATTGGGATCAACGCAAAAAGAGATTAAAGACTCGACCTCGCTCTCGTCTAGTTCAACAAGTAGAGCCGCTTCTTTCATACACTTTCTTTGATCACTCTCAGGCATATCATGTATAGCTAAAAGCATTTCTTCAAAGTCATACCTTTGATAAGCCGGCAGCATCTTTAAGCCTATCAGTAAAGTGTTAAAAACATTAAGAGCTCGTAGAGATTTAAACCCTTTAAGCTCTTTAACTTTAATCATGACTTGTGATTCTCGCTTGAATCAAAAGTTTCAAACTCTAACATCACTTCTAAGCTCTCAGCATTGTCTTCGATGTTTAGTTGTTGAGGCTTGTTAGAAAGCACAGCTGATTTTGCAATCTTAGAAGACCCGTCTTTTCTGTCTATACAGTAACATTCAACTCTTGTGACATTATCATAGGCATCATCTAAAACAGCTTTAAGCTCTAAGCTCATATTAAGAATTGGAATAGTCCAACGCTTAGGCTCTTTTAAGCCATCCTTAAAAGCTAGGCCAACTTTGTTTCTAGCGTTGGCGCCCCTGGTTATTCTGTTACGCTCAGGATCTTCAATCTGTAGACTTGAGACATGCTCAAAGTCATAAGAAACACCTTTTACTTTAATACCAAAATCACAATCATATATCTTAAAAATCATTACTACCCCTTAATTAAAGTGTCTGCTTAAGTTCTGCTTTAAATCTCCAAAGCCCTGTAGGTTCGGATACGTTTATTTGACCGCTTGCAATGAAGTTGCCTTGATCTACTGCAATTGAAACCGTACCTATTGTTATTAGCCCTCTATCAACAAATCCCTGTATAACCTGACTTAGCTCGTCTTCAATCAGAGTTGCTTCTTTAATAGTGTACTGTGGTTGATTCCCAGAGATATAAGAAAGAGCTCTTGATTGCATGTCTATTTCTAAATTCTTTAAAATATAAGGAGCAACAATAGCCTTCCCACCAACTGCAAAAAGACCTAGCCTTTTTCCAAACTCTTTGTCGTTTAAAACAAAGGAGATTTTATCATCAAAATAAGACTCGGCTTTGCCAAGAGTTACAACCTCATCATCATAAGGCATGGTTACATATTGCTGATTTCTCCATGTAAAACTAGAGAGAAGCTTTCCAAAAGCGTAACACATATTTTTTGCCCCGTTTTCTGTCTTAGTAAAAAATGAAACTCTTTTAGGAATAACCGCTTGAGCTTCTAAGAAAGACTCCGTTGCACTTGAAACACCAACAACACCTTTGAACAAACCAAGGTCCATGCCTGTTATATTAGTATCATTAAAGTCGCTTGAGATAATTAATGTGAAAAACTCAGGGCCAAAAGCATCTAGTATCGATTGTAAATCTAAGTCGTCATTTTGAAGCACATATATTTTAGACATGCCACCGGCTAAAAGTTCTTTAGCATCTTCATTGTCAGTAACAGCTTCTATCTCAGCAATGGTTGAGCATTGAGTTATGTCACCATCAGTCCCACCCGAGTTTGAGTTTACAACTATACAAGCTTGCTTTAAAAAAGCAGTAGACGCTTGTGATGTAGGCGTTATGGCCTCTACGTTGAAAAAATAATCCAGTAAAATATTCTTAGACATGTGTTCCCCTTTTAAAAAACTATCTCATTTAATGACCCTTGCTCTGGATCGTATTCGCTTGTGTAAAAATATGTGAAGCTAAAAGATCTCTCGATAAGATTTTGAAACACATTCAAGTTCATCTCAAAGTCCGTACAAAATAAATCTCTAGTCAAATCAACCCCGGCACTTCTAAGTTTCCTAGTAAAAAAACCTAAAGGCAACTTGTTTGATTGACTATAGACCTTAGCATTACCTCTCAGTACGCCCTTAACAAAACCGTTTTTAGTGTCTTCAGTATATGAGTCTACACTTATAAACAAAACACCTTGCTCTAAAGCCTCACCCGGCTCTTCAAGAGTGACCTTTTTTATATCAAAAATAGCTTTGAATAAATCAACAATCTCATTTTCCAGCATTGTTAACCTTAGCTCTTATAGCTCTAAACATTTGTGAAGTGTCAATTAAAGGTCTGTTAAAACCTTTTGCATCAGAGGTTGAGCTTTTACTGTCACCATACTCTCGTTTCAATATAGGATTTCTAATAAGGGCTTGAAGCAAGTTTTCAACCCTTCTAACTTTTTCCCCATCCCCGTAGGCTAGCTTTAAAAACGACTCTGTAAATCTAGTCAAAGGCTCGCTCTTTCTTTTGAAAGGATCAAGTACAAAATTAATTTGTAGCCTTTTCATATTATCAACCAAGACCTCACCTACTGTTTTTCCAGACTTTATTCTGCTCTGCTTTCTAGAAGGACCACCGGCGTACTGTTTTAACGAAGGCTCCTCATTGATTGAATTATACTCAGCTTCATAGTGAGGCTTGTCTTCCAAAACCCCCACGTCAAAATTATAACGCTCTAAAGTTTTTATATAACTTTTCTTAAAGTCTTTAGAAAGTTCAATTATCAAAGCACACTTCCTATCCAAATATTAGAAACTGCTAAGTCATCACCCCCACCCACATTAAAACCCTTGGCTTTATACAAAAAAGCTAGGCGCTTTCTTGAATCAGATATGGACCCCCTTGAGTCTAGTATCAATGCTATCTCATCAAAAGTTTTTTGAGTGTATTCAATTGTAGTAGATTGGACAGTAGCAAACTCGGAGTCTGTTAAAGAAGACTCTTCAATGATGCCCATAATTTTATTGATCCAATCTCTCACCATGTCCCCCTAAAAAAAAAGCCCATACCCTAGTGGGGCCGGGCTCTTTGTAAATTTAAGTTAACTAAAACTTAAGCTTCGAAAGTCAAAGGCTGTCTAACAATACCTTTTTTGTTTTTAACTTCCAGCATGCTTGAACCCATTATGAAGTTAGCCCAAAAGTACATGTCTTCTTTGTTGACATCTCTGTCACGAAGCTGAGCTAAAACAGTGTAGTTGAGTTTAAGTTGATCAAGGTTACAAACCAAAATACCAGCTTCACCCGATGGAGTTATTTCTTTAGGAATTTTTCCAAAAGAAACACCCGCGTTAGCACCTACTAAAGTCTCAATTAAAGAAGTTTTAGTTTCAACAAACAAACCCTTGTGCTCTTTGATAGGTCTGTCACCATAAAAAAGAACAAGCTTTTGACCATCAAGATCATCTGCCTCATCAATCGCATCAGTAATTTTATCGTAAAGATCTGCAAGATGTGAATCATTAGCATCTTTTTCAACTTCGGCACTAGCTCTTTTAAAGTAGTTTTTGTCTTGAGAGTATAAAAGACCGTTGTTTAAAGTGTTTGAATCATTTGTGCCATCCCCTGTTAAAAAGATCTCATCACTCTGCCTATTATGCTCATCAAGAAACATCTTGATCGCCTCTTCAATCTCATCAGAGGATTGCAGCTCAGAGCTTGTAAACTTTGAGCCTAAAAAGTACTTATTAAAAGACTTTCTATCTTGGCCGACTTTTAAAAGCTTAATAGCCGTATCTTTTGGATCAATTACTTTCGATCTGATATCACCTATCACAGACACTCTTTTAAAGTTGATCTTTCCTACCTCTGCAGCATAAGACTGTGAAGTTCTCATAAACGCCGGCATTAAAGCAGTATACGCTGGAGCATAATCCGCCATGTATTGATCGACTTCTTTTAGAACCAAGTTATTAGTGTTCATCTGTTTCCCCTATTTTTTAAATCTATTAATTTTAATAGCCCTACGGCCGGTCACTTTTTTGTCAGAAACTTTAGTCTCTTTTTTTAAAGAACCCACGTCTAATTGTGAGTCCTCTAAAGTATCAACCTTTTTAATGATTGATTTAGTTTTGGCTTTTTTAGCCATTACAACCCACCCACCATTTTAACTAATGCTACTCTAACTTCTACTTCTGCGCCATTAGCGTCGTATTTGATGCCGGTTAAAACAC